AACCAGTTGCTGAACCAACTGTTGAACCAGCAGCCGAGCCAGCAGTTCAACCAGTTGCTGAACCAGTTGCTGAACCAGTTGTTGAACCAACTGTTGAACCAGCAGCCGAGCCAGCAGTTCAACCAGTTGCTGAACCAGTTGCTGAACCAGTTGCTGAACCAGTTGCTGAACCAGTTGCTGAACCAGTAGCTGAACCAGTTGCTGAACCAGCAGCCGAGCCAGCAGTTCAACCAGTTGCTGTTCAACCAGTAGCTGACACAAAAATGCCATTATATTTTAATGACATAACAATAAACAATTAATTTTTTTTATATATATCATTATCTATATCCATAAGATCATCGTTTATAAATAATCTATCGATATCAATAGTAATATTAGCTTCAACTTGTGATATTTTGAATATATTTAATATGTTAATTTTATCAATTTTGTTAATAACATTATTAGCAGAGGGTAATAAAGTCTCAAAACTAATATTTTCTATTTTTCTTTTTTTTGAAGAGTTCATATATTATGTAACCATTATTTTTTATTATAATAAACTATATATAATAAAAAATATTAAACACTATAATTGTGTTATTGGTTTCCTACATAGGGGACATGAAGCGTGATGTTTAGTAGTCCATTCAAAAATACAATCTTTATGAAAAAAATGATTAGGAGGATTTTTATTTTCATCATCATCATTTTTGTCATTTGAAGAGCATTTTAATTCGACAATATCATCGTCTAATTCATAAGTATCACAACATATAGCACATTTAGCATCATTACTATTTTTTTCTTTAAATTTCATACATGTGAGTTTATCGAATTGTTTTTCAGTAAGAAATTTATTATCACTGTCAGTATTTTCTTCATTTGGATTTAAATCATTTAGATGTTCCATAAAAGACAAGAATATATTTTGTCTTGCATAAGATCTACGAATAATAGGAAGACCATATATAATAATAATATTTTTTAAATTATCTATATCTTCATCAGGATAATTGATAGAATAATAAGCGAAAATATTAGCAAGAAGATCTTTAATAGAGTATCCATTTCTGATACCATTCATCAACATATATTTGACAGTAGATATTTGAGACGCATTAACAGTAAAATTATCAAAAAAAATGGATCTTTCATGTAGTTCATTATCAGCAATTCTATTTTGTAATTCTTGATTGTATAGATCGAAAGATTTCAAAATACATTCATCGATAATATCATTTAGATCGGATATATCATTATTTGAATTAATGAGAGAATCATATTGTAAAAAAACATCTCTATATCCTTGGTTTGATAAAATAATATTGGATAAGTTTAAGAAAGCATCAATTCCTGATTGATTATAAATTGGTTGATAACCTGCACCAGCCGCAGCACCTAATCCGATATTATTTAGTTGATAGTCGTCTTCATTAATATCAATAATATTGAATAAATTCATAAAATTATTGTAGTCGTTGTTATTATTATTATTATTTTGAGCCATCGATATAATTTCTATAATACAATTATTTTATAATTGTTTAAATTTATTTATATATTATAAAAAATAAATATTATTATAATATATATTCATCAATGTCGTCAAAGAAAGTTTCCATAAAACATGCCAAACGAATTAAACGCCCTGGACCTAAAAGACCGAAAGTTTTACCACCAATTCAGCACGATATAAGTCTTCGAAAATATGGATATTCATTACAAAAACCAGCAAAATCAAGAACAAATTCATTAAAAAGAGCGTCAAAAGCATATGGTTCGTTAAAAGTATTGAGACATGTAAATCTAATAAGAAATTATTCGCGGTCTGTTCCAGTTAATTATAAGAAACTGTCAACAGATGTAGAAGTAATGAAAAAAGAATACAAAAGATCAAAAAAATCAATGAAGAAATAAATTATTGATAATATTATATTATTTTCTAATTGAATAATATAGTATAATGGCACCAAGTCGCAAAAGCAAAAAAATATCACGAAAAAAAGTAAGCAAAAAAAATAATAAGATGAGAAATAATAAATCAGATACATGTAAATGTAAAAATGATAAATGTGGATGTAAGAGAGCGTCAAAAAAAAAAGTATATAGTAATTTAATGATATCAATGAATATTTAATTAAAAAATTTATTATCATTAAAATAAATGATAATTGAAATATTATCATCAGAACCAAGTTCCATTGCTTTTAAAGCAAGTTTTGATGCAATATTAAGATTATTTTTACTGTTTTGATTAGATAGAGATTCAGGTCGTTCAATTATAGCGTTCAAAATGAAATCAACAATTTGTTGGTTGTTCATTGAGTCGTATAGACCATCAGATGCAACAACAATAAATTTATAATTATTACAATTATAATGCAAAATATCTGGTCGATGTGTAACAGTTTTTTTTTGTTCAAAATCACCCATAGATCTACTAACAGCTAAAATACCATCTACTCTTGGAACATCATTTGGTTCAAATGTAACAGTGCCTCCTAGTTTTTTTATTCTTAACATTTCAGAAGGTGAATCTGGTTTATGATCTAATGTTAATGATTCGGCAATATAATTATTATTACATCCAATAACACGACTATCACCAGACCATATAGTGGTTAAATATTTTTTTTCTTTACTATAATAAATAAGAGCTAAACAAACAGTGGAACCTTGAGAAGAACTTTTATTATGTTTAGCACTAAGTTCATTTTGTATTTGGTCAAATGTATTAATAATATATTCATTATATTTAGAATGTGGTCTTGGAATATTGTCAGATAAAATATTTTGTTTATAAAAATATTGTGGCAAAGTTTTTGAAAGAGTTTCTGAAACAGTAGGCCCACCATGACCATCAAAAATTCCTAAAAAATCAATAGGTAATCTAGACATATTTTCAGTCTCAGAAGTTGTTCCTGTACCGACAATTGATTTTTTAGTTTTTACTATAGAATTATTTGAAGTACTTGATAAATATTTTTTTACAATATATCTATCTTCTTGATATGGGCGTTTACCCTGTATTGAACTTTCATGTACAAACATTTATATATCAAATATAAAAAAATAATAAAATAATAATTTATTTAATTTAATTCATGATCGGAGTCCATTTTTTAAATCTATAGTTATAATTACATTTATTTATAAAAATTTCGTGTTTATCACCCATCATTTTGCAATATTGCGATGTTTTAATGTCCGGAATATGACAAATACCTATATAATTCTCTCTATCTATATTTAAATATAATTTTGTCTCTTCCTTACATACATATTTATATATCTCAAACACATCTGCTATTTTTGTCTTCCTTATAACAAAATCATCTATTAAATGAGTATCTAATTGATTTTTTACAGACATTTGTAATGGTATAGATGGAATACTCAGACTGGAATATTCTTTACAAATAAATTCATTAGGTGTGTTATTACGAAGCAAATTAAAATCATTATCATTCACAAATATATATGTTTTTCCAGATTTTTCAGGCAAAAATATAATTCCATTTATTTTCAATTTACTTTTTTTAATCTTATTAAATATAAGATCTCCCATCTGTTCAAATGTATATATACCACATAATTTAATTGTAAATTTCTGATCTAATCCATTATTTATAACAGGTAATATTTTTTCAATTATTGGTACTTTGTCTTGTAATTTTTTATTAATTATTTTTTCACCACCATATATATACATGTCTTGAATTAAATATGATAATTTATTCAAACCATCAATTGTGTTTATTATAAATCTACCATCTAATACAGTTAATGGAAATAAATTATTATTTGTCTGATGCATAATCTGAAAAGAATATATTTTTAATGCATTTATATTTATCTGATTTTTATATGTTTTAAGATCTTTCTTATAAATTATACACTGATATTTGATTTTTGATATCTCACAAAATATTATCCAACAATTTACACCAACTATATGAGGTGTTATATATGATGTTTCATGTTTTACTAAATCTAATGATTTATGATCCAATAACTGATATTTATAATTATTTATATTGAGTTCTTGATAGATTAGACTAATAATACTATTTTTAACATTATTATTAGCGTTTTCAACAAAACCATATAGATCAAGTGTTAATTCCATATATATATATATATGTATCATTATATATATCTATATGTTAAATATATTAAAAATCAATTTTTTATAATATCTAATTAACAATACTATAGTTATCAAAACGAGATCCATAATTATTGTTATCTCCTAGGTTCCAACTGTTTGGACTTAAATTATTTGGAACCAAATTATTTAATTTATCATATTGTTTATAATTATTAGATGTTATCTTATCATATTTTTCCCATATAGTTAAATTATCATCTTTATCTAAAGCTTCTTTATAACAATTAGGATTGACTGCTGGATTAGTATTATTAACATTAATTTCGGCGGAGTTGAGTATATTGGTAGATAATGGTTGACGATCAATGTCTTGAAAAAATTCACTATTACTATATTTATTATATTTGTCATTAATTTCATTTTCCAGTTCATTAAACATTTTTTCTTTATCAACATTGCTCAATGATTTCAGACAACTTTTATATTTTTTTTCATCAATATTATTGTCAATAACAGGAGCTTTTAATAAATTATCAACTATTTTATCAAGATGACTGTTATCAATAATTTTAGAGTCAGCGGCCGAATAACTTAATTTAGGATCATATTCAAAAACATCAATATTGTCATTAAAACGAACAATTTTATCAGTGTATCTTTTGGTATCATTGTTATTGAAATCATTATCTAAATTAATTTCTTCTTTAGATTTATTTGTTCCATCATGTTTTTCTACAGATGATTTAGCTGTAAAAAATTCTTTAACATCATTATAAAATAGACGATATAATAGAATTAAAACGAGAGTAGCAATAAAAATATATTTAAAGTTCATATTAGATAATAATATATATAAATATTTTAAAAAGAATTTATTTATTTATAATAATAATTCTATTAAAATTCAATAGATAAATAATAATTGAACCAAAAATCAATCCATAAAACAAAGCGATAATATAGGTATTGTTATCCATATATAAATAATAATATAATAATTATATTATAATATTATTATTGTATAATTTAAAAAAATTTGTGACATTCTTTAGATATTAATTCTGTTTTTATTAAGACAGTATTTGTAGTATTGATATATAAATAAATTAGACTGATATTTAATCCAATCAAAAAAAATAATATATGAGTTTTGTTAATATTCATAATATTTATAATATTGAACTATATTTTATTTATATATAAATAAAAAAATTAATAAATACAAAAATACCTATATTAAGACTATAATATAATAATAAATATTTATAGTAATGGCAAGTCATAAAAGAGATATTACTTTTTATTATTATACACCAATTAAAACGAAAATTAATCCACAAATTTTCAAAGATTACAGTGATAATATATCCAAAGAGCCAATCACAGATAATATCGCCGATTTAATGAATAATGTAGAAAATATGATTGTGTCATCAAATGCATTTAAAATGCAGGAAAATAGACCAACAATAAATCACATGAAATGGCAGGCATATAAAACAAAGAAAGTACCATTAACAAATTTATTTATGATATTGAATAAGATTAGTAGCGATAATATAGATACAGTGATTAATGAAACATTACAATATAAGACATTTACACATACGGAGATAGTACAATTAGCGGATGTATTTTTAGGAAAATGTATAATGGAGACGAAAAATGTGAATAATTATATGGAATATATGAAAGCAATAATGAGAAACAAATTATGGTATATGTATGACAGTGAGAAAAATGTTATTAGTTTTAGAGATACAATTATAGATAGATTAGAAAATGAATATAACAGATTAACAAAGATAGCAGGACATATTGAAGATGTATTTAAAAATCAAATTAAAGACGAAAATATAACTAATAAATTAGAGGGTTCTGAGGATTATTTAAAAAAAAAGAATATTATTTTGAGTTTGATAAAGCTGATTGGCTCATTTTATAATGTTAATATTATTAGTACAACATTATTAATTCATATATTAAATAATTTAAGACACCAATATGATGATAATCAAGAAACAAGAAAAATATATTTAGAGCTTTGGTTAAATTTATGGGACAATGTATCATTAAATTTAATGAATAATTGTAAAGAGTCATATAATAACAACAAGGATTGGTTAATGAAAAAATACACAGAACTGAGTAATTGGAGAGATGTAGATGAAAAATCATTAGAAATGGGTAATGAAACGAAACCATGGGATATTATGAGATTATTAACATTAATAGAGAAAAGTTTAGATATTGGATTGGACGCAAATAAACAAGAAATTTCATTGAATAAGAGAGACGATACAATAACAATTTTTAATGTTGATACAAGTGAATTTATAGAACTATTGGAAGATAAAGATGATACATTATTAAAAAAATTTAAAATGACATGTAATAGTGAATTGTTAAATATAATTATAAGCAGATATTTGTTAGATAATTGTGTAAATAGTGGTGAAAGGGATGATAACTATAATAGATCAATAAAGAGAATAACAAAACATTTAATTTCACATCAAGAAATGGAGCAAATAGTGAGCAACATTTTGAATGATGATGAAATTATATGTGATTATCCATTATTTAGAAAGAACATTGGAAAATATGTTAAATTAAATTAAAGTAAAAAAATTGATATTAAATCAATTTAATATAAAGATTATAAATATATTTTTATATTAAATGGGTCGTAAGAAACTAGATGATGTAGAAAGAGCTGCAAGATTAAATGCAAGAATAGAACAAAAGCACATAAAAAACAATTCAGTATCGGCTGAAATAAAAATAGCAGAAGTTGTAAATAAAGACCTTGGTATTTCAAGTAAAAACTCACTATTGGATCAACAAGTAGCAAAAGTGAAGAGGGGTCGTAAAACAAAAACAATAGAACAGAATGGTGAAGATGTATTGGATGCAACAGGAGACAAATTTGATGTAACAAATATTGATTTTTTTTCAAATATATCAAAAAAGGATAGTTCAAATACAAGTTTGAAAGTTTCAATATTTCCATCTAATGAAGCAGAAGTTACTGTTAAAATAAATCTTCCATGGATAGAAAAATATAGACCATCAAATATAGAAGATATTATATTAGATGATTGTTTAAGAAATAAATTAAAAAATTTAATGAATATTAATGAACTATACAATTTGAATAATGACACAATATCATGTCTACCAAATCTGATAATAACTGGACCACCTGGTACAGGTAAAACAAGTACAATGTTCTGTATAGCGAAACAAATATTGGGTGATAAATATGGTGAAGCATTATTAGAACTAAATGCTTCTGATAATCGTGGTCTCGAAATAATTAATAATAGTATTATTCATTTTTGTAAAAAGAAAATAAATGGTATATTAGATGGTTCATCAGAAGATAATAGTGTAAAAAAAATTATTATATTTGATGAAGCAGATAATATAACAAGGAAAGCACAGAATGTATTAGCAAACATGATGGAAGAATATGGAGACACAACAAGATTTTGTTTTACATGTAATGATTCAAGCAAAATAATTGAATCAATTCAAAGTAGATGTTTAATATTACATTATAGACCAATGAATAGAGACAATATAAAAAAAAGACTTGATATGATATGTCAATTAGAAAAAGTAAATCATGATGAGAAAGGATTAGAGGCAATAATTTTCATATCACATGGTGATATTAGACAAGCAATCAACAATTTGGAAGCTACACATAATAGCTACAATATGATTACAGAAGAAAATGTATATAAATTATGTTATCAGCCTCATCCAAATAAAGTAATAACTTTAATTCAAAAATGTGCTTGTCGTAATCTAATATTGGCAATTAAACAATATGCAAATTTAAAAGAAGATGGATATTGTAATAGTGATATTTTACAAACCATGATAAATGTATTAAAATTAATAAATATAGACGAACATATACGAATTAATTTTATAAAAATATTATCAGATACTTATTTAAATGTTAGTGAAGGAACTGATACAAGTCTTCAAATGTATTCTTGCATCTCAAAAATGATATCTTATATTACTGTTTATAAGATAAATGAAGATAATTAAAAATATTAATGATTTCTATTAGACATCGGAACATTCAGAACATAATCAGAATAATGATTTGTGTTATTGACTAATAACGGTAAGTGCCCATCAGAAAATTTATTATCAAAATCTTTTTTTATTGAGCTATTTAATTTATTAGATTTATTGGATTTATTAGATCTATTAGATTTATTTGAATTATTTGATTTATTTGATTTATTTGAATTATTTGATATGTTATCAATTTGTGGTAAAATATCATTTTCCTCTTTGATTGTTTCTAATGTTATAACCTTTTTTTTATTTTTATTTTTATTTTTATCTAAATTACACTGATCTATAGTATCATCATAACGCCCATCACATATTTTTACATTTTGAATATATAGATTATTTGAATAAAATTTAGGTGTATCTGAATTTTTAATTAAAACAGTTGAATCAATATTATCTTTAGTTTCACTTTCATCTTGTGAATCATCAATATATCTGGTTGATAAATTACGATTTAATTTATGGTTCATAGAATGAAGTCTAATCAGAGTGTTTAATGACGATTTAATAAATTTATTTGATTTATGTTTTATTTCGTTTTTATGAGAAATTATATTGTCATATTCTTTCTCTATCATTTGTTTTACTGAACCTATGTTATCATCAGTCGGTTTAATATTATTTAATTCAAATATTGATATTCTTGAGTCCATTGAAGTTCCACCTATATTATCTATATGATTTACAAACGATGTAATCAATCTAATATAATATTGTTCTTGTATTTCATCAATATTTTTTTCTTCTTTTTTTAGTAATATAAGTAATGATTGAATTAATACATTTGCATCAATAGAAATATCATTTAATTGATTTAAACCGACTAACATCCACGCTAATTGAAGTTTAGGATGAAGTATTCTTATTGCTGAACCAAAAACAGTCTCTTCCAATTTTATTGTTTCAACAATTATTTTATTTACTGTTTCAAACATATTCTCTACTTTTATAATTAATTTTGAAGGAGGATTACATAAAATATATGCTAATTTAGAACAACAGTTAGAACTTTTTTTGATAGTTTTGAGTCGTTGTAATAGACTAGAAAATTCGACTAATTTAAGATTAAGATTATTTAAAAAAGCGAATTTTAGTGTGTGTTCTATTGGTACATCATTAATATAAACATTATGTAGTTTATCTATTGAATTATTTAATGTTTCCATTGCATTTAAATATATTGGTAATTGATCATGCATAACATTATTAAGATGTTTTAAAGCATTAATCTCACTAACGACGAAAATTATAGTATTTTTTAAACCTACTAAAACGAAACCTGTGTGTTCCATATATATATATATATATTGTGCTTGTTTCTTATTATGGTTTTAAATCATAAATCATAATAATATTGTAAGTATAAAAGAATATTTAGAGAAAATAAATTTAATCATCAATAAATAAGTCATTTGGATCAATATCTTTAACAACATTAGAGAACAAGAAAGGTTCTGATGCATGAACCATTACATCAATAACATTAAACCAGTCAATACGATATTCTTTAGAAACATAATCAGCATATCTTTTTTTACCTTGATTAACAAATACACTGATATTATCAACAATATCATATACAGTTGGTACATATGTTCTTTTATCAGCTTGAACTCTTAAAATACGACCAATTGATTGTGTAATACTACTTTTTGGTGTTGCCAAAATCAATGTGTCTAAATCTTTAATATCTAAACCTTCGGCAGCCATTTCAAAAGTCGCTAAAATTAAAGGTTTTGTTTCTGATTCTTTCAATTTTCGTTCTTTCATTCCGCCAATATAATATCCAATCAAATCTTGCCATCGTTTATCCTTTTTTTGTAATAATTCGTCTATTAATTTAAGATGATTAATACGATTTGAAAGAATTAAAACTTTACGAAATTTTTGATTTGGATCAGAATTTAATAAATTTATATGTTCAAACAATGGTTTATTCAATCGAAAATCAATATTATTTGGTATATTTAATGAATTGGGATTAGTAATAGGTATGATTGGAAAAATTTCATCAATTAATTTCAAAATAAATTCGGTTCTATTTGATAGTTCAGTTAAATTGGTTACCATTTTTGCCATATTCATCTGTTTTGTTCTAAAATTAAATATTTCCTTGAACTGTTTATTTGGTTTGCTTAATCCATATTTATATAATTTAATATTTACAGATGTATCAATATCGGCGCCTTCATAATACATTGATTTACCAATATGCCAATAAAATACTTTTTCTAATTTATCTTTTCTTTCGGGAGTAGCGGATAGACCGAGAGTATAGGGTGCTTGAATTTTTAACAATGCTTTTGAAAAAACTTTAGCACCTAAATGATGAACTTCATCAAATATTACTAGAGGAAATCCTTCAAAAATATCTTCGTCATATTCTTTCATACAAATTGATTGTAACATACCAATAACAATATCTTTGTTTTCAATATCAATTTTATTTTGTTGAATAATCCCAATACGAGCATTCGGCACATACTGACCTATTCTCTCTTTCCATTGATTTACTAAAAATTCTTTATGAACTATAATTAATATTGGAAGACCAATTTTACATCCAATATATAAACCCATACATGTTTTACCTTTACCCGGTGGAACAGTCATGACACCACCACCAAATAATTTGAGTGTTCCATCATCATTCATATAATTTTTTATACATGTGTCTATAATAGGAATTTGATAATCTCTCAAAGATCCATTAAACTTAATATTTGTTTTTCTAATTTTTGAGTTATCAATTTGTACTTCTTTGGGTGGTCCAAACTTTTCTATACCATAATATTTAGGCAATAACATTTTATTCGATCCTTCTAAAAATATCGGAAAAGGTTCTTCCGGTTTAATATTATATTTATTATCTATAAATGGTTTAACAGTGAGCTCATTTTTTAAAATAGTTATAAAATCATTCGACCACTCACTCTTTTTTATGAGATATCCAAAATTATGCATTACAGCAGTTTTACCAGTTAGATCCATTATTTATGATATATATTGTTTAATATTAAATATTAAATATTAAATATATCAATTTTTTATATGTATATATAAAAAAAACACATATATATCCATATATATGAACATCACAGAAATTAAAGAACAATTTAGAAACTATACTTACGACAATTGTTTTAGATTATTTGAAAGAGAATACAGTACAATTGCCAGAATAGTTGACATATATGATGGAGACACTTGTACAGTTGTGATTAAATTAAACAATGAATATAACAAATTTATAGTAAGATTGAATGGAATAGATACTTGTGAAATTAAAGCTAAATCTGCTGACAATAAAAAAAAAGCATATTTAGCTAGAGATAGATTATTAAATTTAGTTACAAATGTTGAAACCTCAAATAATTCAATGCCTAGAAAATCTGTTAGAGATATTTTAAATAGAGAAGTATATTTAATTAATCTATGTGTTTCTGGAACAGACAAATATGGACGATTGCTTGCTGATTTATATGGATTAGAAGATGAACTAAAAACAAGATCATTTTCATCTATTTTATTGTCAGAAAAACTCGCATATTCATATGATGGTGGAACAAAGAAAACGGAAGAAGATCAACTAGATTAAAAAAAAATAAAAAAAATTATAAAAATTAATTATATAAACCAAATATATAATATAGATGAGTGAATCGTTAAATCCATTAAGTTCATTAAGTTCATTAAATTTAACAGAGATGGACACATCATTTTCGGATGTTTTAAAAAACGAGTATGTGTCAATATTTTTGATAATGGCAGTATCATTATATGGTGGTTTAATAGCGCCTAAATTAAATTATAGAGTAGCACGATTACTTGATAATCAATTATTTAGTTTATTATCATTATTATTTATTGGTTATGTTGCTACAAAAAATTATGGTATTGCTATTGTATGTATGATGTCATATTTGATTACGATGAATACAATTCAAAAACATAAAATGAATGATTTATTATTTAGTGTCATTGTGATAGATAATGTAGATAATGAAAAAAAACATATAAAAAGAGTAGTTGATACAGGACTTGAAAATAAAGATGAACTAAATAAACCAGATAATATACCAAATAAATTACCAAATAAAGAAAACACAAATTCAGGTAATAGTGGATCTTTACCACCATCAATACCAGTTTCAACAAAAAGTGTTCCAGTATTAGAGAACATGGCAGATTTAACATCATTAGAGAAAATCAATCAATGTAATGAAAATACATCTAATAAAAAAGAGACTTCATATAATGGTTCGATGATAGATAGCAATCAATTAGATGTAGAAGGATTTTCACCAAATAATTTTTTTTCTAATTTCTAAAAAATAATATTATTTTCTATTATTAAATAAATGATATTTAATAATAAATTATTAAATATAATAATCATAATCTTGTTAGCTAAGATTGCATATGATTATTATAAAATGAATGAAAAAAAAGAACATTTTAAAATAGCATCATTTGTGGATGATTTAATTAAAAAAATTATTACTAAAAAAGAAATAAAAAATATTAGAGATATGTTATCAAACAAAGATCTATTGGATATGGAGAATGAGTTTAAAAACACAAATAAAGAGTCACTTACAAGGACACTAAATATTAAACAATATTCTGCATTATCATCAGAACCAGAAATAAAAGATACTCCAATTACAAATATTGGTCCATTTAAAGTGCTAGATAATGAAAAATATTATCTATCAATAAAAGATGATTGAATGTATAAAAAATAAATTATAATATATATCTAAATATATTATAATTATGAAAGGTACAAGATATTTAAAATTAAAAAAAGATTTTGAAAGAGATTGTAAAGAGTATGAATATATTCCGGACACATTAGAACGAACATCAACAACTATAGCGATTGGAGATATTCATGGTGATTTAGATTTAGCAGTCAAAGTGTTAGAACTTGCCAAATGTATTGAGCGAGTTGATAAATGTAAAAATTGTGTTATTTTAAAAAATAAAAATAATGAAGATGAACATTATGTTTGGACTGGTGAAGATACTCTAGTAGTTCAAGTTGGTGATCAAATTGATCGTTGTAGACCGGTTGATGATAATTTATGTATTATGAATGGTTCAACAAAAGATGATGAAGCTTCAGACATAAAAATATTAAAATTTTTTACAGAGATCAATAAATTAGCAATGAAAAAGGGAGGACGAATAATAAGTTTATTAGGAAATCATGAAATTATGAATGTATCTGGGAAGATGCAATATGTATCTTTAATGAATTTATTAGAATTTTCCAATCATGTTGATCTTACACAGCTAAGTACTGATAATATAGATGAATATACAAAATATGCGGATGAAGGATTAAAAAATAGACGAAAGGCATTTTCAAATGTGAAAAATGTGAAAAGAAAAGAACCATTAAATGAATTTTTAGCTTGTACGAGACAGAGTGCTATAATTATTGGAGATTTATTATTTGTTCATGGTGGTATTATTCAAAAATTAGCTGAGTCTTACAATATAGATGATATCAATACAATTGTAAGAAAATGGTTATTAGGAAAAATGACAAATGAAGTTAAAAATCTATTGAAAACGAAAGAAGAAAGAGAATTAACTGGTGGTCTAGATGATGATACAATAGATATTAAAAAAAATAATAAAATAAATTTTAAAGAGAGATTAAGATTAATATTAAACTCTGGCAGTAAAGGGATATCGCCATTTTGGAACAGATTATTAGGAAATTTACCAGCAGATATAATGGTAGATAATTTTTCTATAGATAGAAAAAAAGAAATTGAATTAAAATGTGATCAAATATTAAAACCTGTTTTTGAAACATTTAATATTAATGGTATTATTGTAGGTCATACACCTCAAATGAACGATAAATATGGTATTAATTCTGCTTGTAATCAAAGAATTTGGAGAACTGATATTGGTGCATCTAAAGCATTTGATATTTTGAGAGATACAAAGAGGAGAATAGAAGTATTAAAAATAACATATCCAAATGGTGAGGCAAAATTTGAAGTGTTAAAATATGGTTTCTAAAAAAAATATAATAATAATAATAATTTATCATTATATTTTATTATTTTTTTTCTTTCTGCCAATCTTTTTTTTTGTCTCTATAACTTTATCTTTATTATTATATAGCATCTCTTTAATATCCAATTCTGTTTTTTTATATATTCTCTTTTCTTTATTACTTCCAGAATCTCTATAATTTTGAAAGTTATCAACTATTGTATCTATTTCTTCATGTTTATTATCAGATATAACAACATCTTCTCTATTTTTGTAATCTTCTAAATTATT